GCTTAATGCAATGGGTGTCGGATCAATGAAAAATACTGATGAACTACTTGGTAAAAAAGTAGAAGCAGAACTTATTGTTGGTGAGAAAGGTTACTTAGAAATAAACGATAACTTTGGTAAGACTTGGATGGCAGTTGGAGCGAGTGCTAACAACTTAAATCCTAAAGAGGAATTACCAAAAGAAGAGATGTTTCCTAGTGGCGTAGATGACGAAGACGACCTTCCTTTTTAATCAAGATGATCTTATGTATCGGAGGCCGAGCTTATGTTCATACTGTCATGGCTTGGCTTCTCCTTTACTTCATATTCGTAATGGCAAGATTAAAGGAGCTTGTAGTTACAAACATCTTAAACTTATCGGGGAAAACAAGAAAATGGAGCATATCAAAAACTTTGCACAGATCAACGAGGAGTTGTTATCTGTCGCATTATCGGAAAGCAAATCTAAATACATAGAGGCTTCCAAAAAAAATAAATCTTACGTTCTGCATGAGTGGAGTAAGGAAGACAGAATAAATTTTGTCCGAAGGCTTGTGTCTAGCTATTTAAACAATTCTAAGGCACAGGCTGATGACTGATTTAACACAATTTTATGGTGAGCAAGGTTTAGTAATAGACAAGAACTTTGCTTTTACAAGTACCAGTAAATCTAATGGCGATCTTATTAGCGAGATGCGTTCTAATGGTTTGCTTGTAGATTTTTTAGATACTACAGGCAATCTAGTTAGAGTTCCCGTTAGTGCAACTGCAAATTCAAGACCAGATAAATCAAATGAACGATCTGGTTACTATGCGTACAATCAATTAGACAATAATTTTATTTGTATTTATGGTAATTGGAGAACGTCCCAGGAGTGGAAGTTTACTTCTTATAATCCTAACGAGATGTCTGCTGAACAAAAACGATTAATGCAGACTAAGTTGGAGGAAAGTCAAAAAAGGCGAGAGGAAGCTAAGGCTAAGAAGCAGGAAGAGGTTTCCATATATGCCAAAGAAAAGTTTGCTAGTGCGAATGAAGTGACGGATCATAATTATTTAAATGATAAAAAGGTTAAAAGCTATGGTTTAAAAACAATCAATGGAAACCTATTGATTCCCGTGCATTCTATCACCAAAAGTGATAACGGTATATTAGTAAACGATATAAAGTCCCTCCAATATATCTTTCCAGATGGCAGTAAAAAGTTTGTCGGTGGTGGCGAGATTAAAGGCAATGTATTTTTAATTGGTTGTGAAGCAACTGAATTGCCCTATCTTGATACCCTAATTTTATGCGAGGGATACGCTACAGGAAGCTCTATATTTGAAGCTACAGGATTACCTGTTGCGGTGGTCTTCTCTGCTAATTTCTGTTTAACAGCGAGTGTTAGGTTGCGTAAGGTAACGGGTGCTAAGTTTGTTATTGCACTTGATAACGATACGTCTGGTATTGGTGAGAAAAATGCTAACGAGGTGGTTAATGCAGTTAGTAATTGTGTTTCCAGACTACCAAGTGTTACAGGTGATTTTAATGATCTGCATTTAGCTAAAGGATTAGAACAGGTTAAAACTGAATTAACTGAACATGCTTTCGGTTTAAGAAATTATGCAATTCGTAACTTGGTTGGAAGTCCGCCACCTATTGAATGGTTAGTTGATGATTTAATTCCTCTTGGTATTAATTCAGTATTGGCAGGTGTAGGTGGTATCGGTAAATCATTTCTTGGTATTGATCTAGCCATGAAAGTGGCCAATGGTGGCAGTTGGTTAGGTAAAACAGTTCTTGGTAGAGGTGATGCACTTATCATTTCTGCGGAAGATAGTCACAGTGAAGTTTGGAGAAGGATATCCGAAATAGATAAAACGGGTAAGCGATTTGATTCTTTATATGATGTATTTATTTATACAGTTGCCGACAGTGGTAAACCATTAATATTATTAAAAGATGATGAACTTTCCCAACGTGCAAACGAATTGGTTGAAGAGTTAAAATCCTTAAAGAATTTAAAGTTAGTTATCTTCGATCCTATCCAGGCATTTATTGGATCATCAATGCCAATTAGTAGTTCCAATGAAGCAGGGCAATTGTGGTCAACATTTACTGCTGGTATATCTGCTCAACTTGGAGTTACCTGTATTTCCATGCACCACATGTCCAAACAAGCATTAAATGAAGGTGAAGACCAATCATTAACAAAAATGAGACAAAATATCAGAGGAGCTTCAAGCATAATTGATGGAAGTAGACAAGGAATCGTTGTCTTTAATGCAGGTAAAGATGAAGCTGAGAAGGTTTGTTTTGAGCAAGGTGAAGACTTTGATCCAATGAAGGTTGTTAAGGGTGCAGTTGTTAAGAGCAACTTTAAATGTGACACAAGTATTAAGACTCTTTTTAGGAAGGGTGCAGTTTTAGAAATTTTAGATGAAAATAAAAAGTCTTTTGAATGGGACTAAGGAGAAAGGAAATTGAAATGTTGGCAATGTAACGAACAATTAATATGGGGTGGCGATCATACAGGCGAAGATTATGATAATGAAGATTATGAAATTGTAACTAATCTATCTTGCCCTAAATGTGATGCCCTAGTTATTGTATATCACCAAAAAAAAGAGGAGTCTGAATAATGAATGGAAAAGGTAGCGATCAACGACCAAGACAAATAGATAAAAAAGTATTTGAGGACAATTGGGATAGGATATTTGGTAAAAGAAAAGAGAAAAAAGAACCTAAAAAAGATAAACCAAAGCAAAAGTGATTGTATATACGGGTATACGATTGTTGTATATATGGGTGTCCAATAATCGTATATACGGGTGTACATATATCCTAGACTAAACTAATAGAGAGAGTGAGCCTTTAGGCTCATCTCTCGGTGGGTAAAATTATCAGTAATATTTACTCATAAAGTTGGGTTGTAATTGTTAGGTTAATAACTAAATGCAATGCAACAAAAGGAAACATACATGAAACAGTTAGAAGCAAGAATGACAGAAGCAAGAGATGAATTCCATAGGAATAGAAGGAAGAGAGGATTTATGTCTTTCTGGTGGTCTGATCCTTTACATTATGTTTTAGTTTTAGAGGTTGCTATTGCTAACGCGAGTGGCAAAAGCATTAACTTTGAAGCAATAGTGAAGCTATTGCCTGGAAGCATGGGGAGTCGGTCAACGATAGCGACAGTGTTAGATGATTTTGTTGCAAGAGAATATATGTGCAAGGAGAAGGGGAAGGATAAAAGGAAACGAGTATATAGGATTTGCAAAGAGCCGATGTTATTGGTTAATCAGTATTATACAAACAGGGATTTTAGTCTTAAGGCGGTTAGTTAGTTGAAAGAACAAAAATGGTGGTTGGTCATAGAAGCAATTGAGAAGCCCGAGAAGAGTGGGTTAATAAAGTTTGGGGTAGCTATGAAGTATAAGAGCTATTCAAAACTCAAAAAGGTTGTCTGGAAGTGGTATAAGAAGCAGTTGGGGAGAACTGATATTAAGAGTAGGGAGAAGTTGGTTTTATATGCACTTTGCGAAAGGTATTCAGCACAAGACTATTCAAGCCATGATGCGGTTAGCTACTTGGCGTTAATGATTGGTATGCACAGACACACGGTTAGTAAAGGTATTCAGAATTTGATGGATTTAAATATTATTTGGTGTGCTATTGATGGAGAGAAGAAAGTATTGCGAAGCCTAAAAGCAGGAGTGCAACATAAGCATTTTTTGTTTGTTGGTTTGGGTGTAATGTTAGAGGAAAGCCAAGAAGGGTGACTACTTTAGGGGGAGTTGATAATATCACCCTCCAAGGCTTTCTGATCGGTTAAAGTTCTTGTTTAATTAATTTTACATATAACTCATGATCCTTTCTAGTCATCATGATTTCAACTCTTCGCATATTATCTTTTTTATCATTGCTAAACTTAGCGGTGATTCTTGAAAGTTCGGGGTACTTTCGTTTTAAGTATTTCATGTCTTGCTTCATAGTCTTTCTGTAAATAGTAATATTAATAATTGTATCTGGTCATCTCTTAGACCTCTTAAATGCTTTGGTATTGTTCTTCTGTCTATTTTCATTGTTGGTTATTCCTCGTTAGTGTTAATAATTTGTATTTGGTCATCCATTAAAGGCAAATTAAATTCCCTTTCCCAAAGTTTACTTATCTGATCTTTTGCTTTGTCTACAGTCTCCGCTGTTACCTCGTATGACTGTTCAACAGTCACTAATAATTCTATTTTCATTTCTCTTGATCCTCTTTGGTAATTATTAGATATGCTCCATGTAGGCAAAAAACCATAAATGAAAGCACGATTAAAACTTGTATACAGTTAATCATTGGTTTGCTCCTTATAGTCTTTGTAGTACATTTTAATTTCGTTTGGCCTTGAATCAGAACATTCATCTTCTTCTGAATTACAAACTTCACATTCTAGGGTTATAGATTTTTTGTGAATATAATTATTATCACATTCACAATCCCAATATCTGGAATCGGTTTTAACTGCTCCATATTTGTTTAATATCATTTGGTTGCTCCTGTGTAATCTGTAGATTCAACAATATTGCATATTGATGCTGAATAAACATCTTCTATATCAATCAATGTTTTATATGCTGTATTTGCATTCTCCATGGTTGCATAATATGAATAATGGTCTGTGAGCTTCTCACCGCCTGCATTCCAATCTTTTTTCTTTTCTGTCTAAACTAATATAAATCCGTTGTTCATTGTGTGGCCTCCTCAGTATGTATTGATTTTAAAACCTCATCTTCAACTATTCCGAAAGCCTTCCAAATATCATTAGTTTCGCTTTTTGGTGCTGTTGATATGCAGTCTTCCACATAACAACCCACGGCATTACACAATAGATCAAGTGCTTGTTCTTTGTTCATTGCGTCACCTCCTGTACATTTAGAACTTGTACATCATCCAGAAAAAAATCAGATTCTATTGCATTTAAAACACAATTTTCTTTTAAGTGGTCGCCACTTGGACAAACTAAGTCATCCGCTGTGTCAACTTTTACGTTTAATGTTACTTGTACTGTCTTCATTGTGGTTGCACCTCCTGTATTACCTGCATTAAATCTTCTAAGTAATGGTTTATTTGAATGTCTTTAGTTCTTAGACCTCCTACTATTGATTGCTCTGTTAAATAGTTCTCTATCCATTCAACAGTTATCTTTTTGTTGTCTAAGTCTTTCTCAATGTCAAAAGTTATCGTGTTATAAATGTTACTCATCATATTCCTCCTCTAACTCATTTAAAAACTCATCTACTCTTTTAGCCACCCAATTAGGGATATCAGATAGAGCTTCCTCTGTGTCATCATCCCAAACGATACCAATATGCCATGCTTTAATTTTCATCCTGCACCTCCTCTATGTATGTATTTTGTATTGACCAATTGCGATAATCAAAATCCTGCTTATATTCTTTTGGGTAGTCTGTTCCGCCATAATCATAAGCTAAGTTCTCGGCCTGTTCCTCGGCCTGTTCCTGCGTTTCTGCTTTTATGGTAACTAAAACCCTTTCCTCAAAAAATATTGGTACGCTGTAAGTTTTCATAATTCCCCCTTTCTAAATTCTTCTTTTAAAGGCTTGGTGATCTTTTGCATTTCAGACAATGCAAATTCTATAACTATCTTTTCGCATTGGGTTATATTGTCTAATATCTCAGAATCAGTTAGCCCTTTATCAATTGAATTTATCCTTTCTCTATGTAGCAAATCCCTTGTAAGTTCTTGTATTGTTTGTTCTTTCATAATTCCCTCTAGTTTTTTAAGAAATGGTTAATAAGATATGAACCGTGCCACGCTTTTTTATTGCGTGGCTTCTCGGTTAGTTTGATTAGTAGTTGTTTGAATGTCATGTTATGCAACCTCTCTGTTATATTGCTTGATATCGTTCATGAATTCGCGGTCTTCTGGGTGCATGTTGTCATAATCTAACAATAACTCCTCATAAGAACCTTCTAAGCCTTCGTATGGTGTTGTATAAAAGCTATATAATGATTCGCTTTCATCATCATACAAAGCAACTTGATAATCTGAGTTAGTCAAAAAGACATAACCAGAATTCATATTAAAAGCAACCTTGATGCCATCATCATAAAAATCTTCTGGTAGTCCGTTGCTAATGGCTGTTAATAATTTACCCGCTTCTTTTAGTTCTCTATATCCAAATTCTGATAAGTTTTCTGTGTATCCGTTCATATTGTTACCTCCTAAAGTAATTAAATTATATGACTTACACCCAAAAAGCCCACATAAGCGGGCTTGATTGGGTTGGGGGTTAATGGTTAGAAAGCAAAAAACCTTGATAGGCTGTGAGAGTCTATATCTGTTATTTCATAGCCTTCATATTTACAAGCATGTGAAACCGAGTTACCTTGATATTTTAATAAAAACTCAAAGCATTCATTCTCAGAACCTTCAAACAGTAATGATTTATCTTTATATACAAAGTATTTCTTGTTTTTTGTCATGTTTACCTCCTAAAGTATTGTTTGACTACCTAATGATACACAAAAATACATATATATCAACTACTTAGCATAATAAACTTAGGGTTTTTGTGAAGAATGCTGTATTATAAGGGTTTAAGGAGCAATAAAAAAATTCAGTTATGGAGCAAAAAACACCAAAAAAAGACAATAAACCTATAAAAAAAGTAGGTAGAAAAAGAATTAATATTGATTTAGAGCAAGTAGAGAACTTAGCATCAAGAGGACTAGGAACAACTCAAATTGCCCGTGCTTTGGGCGTTTCATGGTCAACTATAGATCGCAACAGAAAGCGTTCTGAGGAATTTGAGGAGAC